TCCGATTGAAACCCTTCTGTATACTCTTTTCTCATTGGCTAAAAAAGGGGGGGATTGAACCCCCCTTTCTGTTTTAGATATTCTCAAACGAAGCTCCTGTTGGAGTGATGAAGAATTCGATATCGATGAATTCTAATGCCTTCGTTGGTTTTAGGTAAATTTTACCAGTTAATGTATTTCTATCCAAATCTTCAGGTGAAGAAGAAACTGTTACTCTAAAGTCATAAAGACCTCTGTCTCTTCTGATTGAATCCAAGATAGGGTTAACACTATCCAAGAATTGTTGTCTTACGATTTGATCGTTTTGTTCGAACAACAATCTTACAGCTACTGCAGATATCAACTTTCTAGCTTGAAGTAGTAATCTTCTAACGTTCAATCTGTTCAACGCTGTGTCAGCAACTTGTAGAGTTTTGTTACCCCAAATTACAGTTCCTACGTCAGCAAAAGTTGCGATAGGGTTGATTCTTCCTTGATATAAAGTATCTCTATCTTCTTGAGTCAATTTCACTCTCGCTTTGATAGAGTTCACAAGACCTCTTGTGTAACCCGCTGAAGCGAACCAAGGGAACGCGATGTTATCTGTCAACGCCAAGTTTCTACAAACTTCACCTGTTGGTGGTAAGTAAATTTGAGTGTTGTTGACAGTATCTCTTGTCAAAATCCAAGGATAGTAAGTCGCAGTATAGTTTGAATCGATACCTGTGTTGTCCAAGTTGTCTACCGCTTCCTGTGAATAGATGATATCCAATGAGTTAGTAGCATCAGGAGTAAACATTTGATAATCAGGTGTCGTTGCGATGTAAACTGAGTCAGCTCTTGAGAATTGAACCATGTCAATAGCCTCTTCTACAAGGTTAGAGTTGTTTACATAATCTATACTTGAAGTTGCAAACACGTTGATGTTTGTGGATTCAGGGTTAGCAAATGTTAGGATACCCAACAAGTATGCGTAGTAATCGGTGTTAGCAAAATCTTGAGTGTTGTTCTGAACTACAATTCTCTTGAACAAACCTGTACCAGTTGCGTTTGGATATCTTTGTGATGCGGATGCACCTGCCAAGAATCCACTAGCTCCAAGTTGGAATCTGTCTTGGTTAGTTCTATGTTCTCTGTAGATATCCCATCCGTCAAATCCACCAGCGAAACATACTGTGTATTTTCTAGCGTAAATGAAGTAGTATGGGTTATCTTGAGTTTCAGGATCAGTAGTAAAGTTAGCAACACCACACTCGAATGCAGTTTCACCACTTGTTTGGTAAGAGTTAGAGATTGTAACAACAGTAGCACCTGAGTCCATGTGGAAACCTTTACTCAATACGTTCCAAGCCTCACCGTTAACAGGAAGAGGAGAAGCCACCCAATTCAAAGGATTCTGAGTTCCTTTGTATTGTAAGAAAGCCTCATCAATTCCAAATTGACTAGAGAAACCTAAATAACTTCTTCTGACGATATCACCAGCTGATTCCGTAGAGTTAGCCGCTCCACCAAATGGAGGGTTGTAAATAACTTCACCAGGGAAGTAATATTTTGTTTTGAATACAGGATATGGTGATGGGTTACTCAATGACGAGTATTCTCTCTGAGTATAACCATTAAATCCACAAGGAATTGCATCGATAGGTGCTTCGTCAGCAAGTTCAACCATTATATATCTTGATATCAATGCGTATTCTCCATCACTCGAACCAATTTTCTTAGCTACGAAGTTGTTGGATAATGGATCCATGTTACAGTTGGTGAATTTTTCAATTACAACAGGATTAGCATCTGTGTCGAAGAAGTTTCTAACCAATACATCGAATGTCATATTGTTGAAAGACAAGTTACTAATTGAAACTTTTACTTCAGTGTTCGCAGCATTTCCATCGGAAATTGAGATAAATTTAAATAAGTTATAAACTTTATTACCTCTTAATTCTGAAACTAAGAATGGAGTACTTGGAGATTTATATTGTGTAACATTGTAAGCGATTGATTGAGGGTTTTGACTTCTAGCCCCTTCCAAAGCGACCAAGTTACAATTCAAACCTCTGATATATCCTTGGTTGTAAGCGTAGTTCAAAGTTCCTGGATAAACTTCTTCCACAAACAATGGAACTTCGTTTCTTGATTTACCAAAGTTGTCTACACCCAAAACTTTTGTTATGTATTTGGAAGATGCCGCAGACATAGAAGTTTCAAAAGAGAAGTTGTCCGCATCTTTAGTTACACCAGATATTAAGAAAGTTTCATAAGGAGATTGAGTAACCCCTGAATATTGATTAGTACAAACTAATGTTACTGCAGATAACGCATTCACCTCATAAATTGGTCCATGCTGATCACTTTCCACCGTATTAGTGTAAAGTGAAATACCTCTAGAACGAAGAGTCGCAATAACCATGTCATTGTATTCACTGTAAGCCGTTCCTGAGTAAGTGTATACACTACCAGATACAGTACCTGTGAAAGACAAAGAGCTTCCTGAAGTCAAACTTGAAACATAATAGAAGAATGAATATCCTGAGTATGCGTCACCCGAAGTAATATCAAAGTTAGCATAGTACCAAGGATCATTTAAATCTGAACTAAGATCATTGGTTGCTAAGTTTACAGTATCACAACCAAATTCATTTACAATTGTTGAATATTGTGCAGTGATATCATAAAAATCTGGTTCAGGCATCGCTCCATAAACAACAAGTGTAGTAGATGACAATGATGGATTATCCATCACATTATCTAAATTACTATTGAAATCTAAAGCTAGCGTCGATGTACTTCCGTCTGATAAACGATATTGTGTATTTAAGTTTGCCAATACAGGTGCTGGTAAACTTCCACTAATAAACTGAACAGTATTCCCTGAAGAGGTACCGGTAAAGACCGCACTCCATGGTGTTCCCGATGTAGGATTCAATCCGACAGTCAATGGGTCAACATTAGCAATAGTTTTGATACTCCAAGAAGGTCCGGCATCATACCCTGAAAGACCCAAAATTCTTGTAACGAAAAGTTGATTAGATTGCTGCAAATATGATTTAGCTATATAAGAAGCTTCATATTTTGGAATTTGTGTGTTAACAAATTTTGTTGGTTCAGTCCCTCCGAAATAAGCTTGAAACTCATCATAGTTGGTAATAAAGATAGGTTCAAAAGCGGGACCTTTGATTGTTTCTCCCACTAAACCCAATGTTGTTACACCAACACTCTGAGCAACAAATGATAAGTCGGTTTCTGACGTGTATACTCCAGGTGATACATATACCTTTTGATTTACTTGTGTTGCCATTATTTAATTTATTCTATTGCAGATTTATTTTAATGATAAATATTAGTATCTGAATGAAAAAACTTGACTTTTGAATATCTATTTATAAACAGGAAGAATTTATTCTACCTTTTTTCTACCTAACAAATGACCAAAGAAATAAAGAATATCAAAATATCCCCCGAGTCTCACGATATGTTAAAAAAATATTGTGAGAAACGAGGTATGAAAATTTATAAGTTTTTGGAAAATCTTATAATTGAAAAATGTAAGGAAAAAAAAGATATATACGGGGAAGATTAAACCAATTGGGATTCAAACTTTAATGTTGATTCTAAACTGTTGTTAGTTTTCACGACATCTATTCTAAGTATATCGTTAGTCGTGATCTGAATTTCATTCACATCAGTTCCAAAAAAATCATCGTTTATATAAACATCGAAACTATTAACATTAGTAGAACCTACGAATGACATATTCGCTCTGAATTCTACAATCTCACTAAGTGTACTATTTCCAACAATAAATAAAAAGTCGGACAAAAATTCGTTGGGATTCTCAGGAAATTTAGGTCTTCTTCTTTTCAAGGATGTAGTATCCATCTCCATTATTTGTGCGACTCTAGCAATAGCTGGCTTAACTTGAAATTCCTCTTCGTCTATCAAGTAACCCAACATAGTAAAATCATAAGTTTGTATAAAATATTTTCTAGAATCCAAAGCCATTTGAGATTCATCGGAAATGTTTTGAAGTATAATCGGAACATACTGTCCTTTGATAAAAGTGTACGCTTGTCTTGAAGAAAACTTTTGCATGATAATTTTGTTGAGTTGATTCAACTCTCTCATTCGATTGCAAATTATTTTAACACTATAGTTGATGTCTACAGGTACTGGTTGAGGAATTGTGTATATATCCATTCCCTGTTCATTTCCATTCCAAGTGGGAACTGATGCGTAATAAAATTGTTTTCTATTTGGAATAGTATATTGTAAAGATGGGTTAGTACCAAACTTTACTTCTGGTTGTCTTACAACGGTAATAAATGGAGGTTCAGGATTGAAATCCAAATTAGTAAATAATGCGGTTTCAGTATATTGTGCCCAATTTTGTGTTGTAATGATAATATCAATCATTGGGATAATCTTCCCCGCGGTCACCACTTTCAAATCGTCTTTAACAAAATCGAGCATACCTCTATCTAAGTCAGCATGCAGAACTGATTTTGGTAAATAAGTTCCATCTTTGTTTATGAACTCAAGGAGTTGTTCTCTTCGTGCTAACAAAGTTTTTTTTGGAACTAACGGTAACGTAGGTTTTACTTGTTTCGGTAATGGCATTTTTATATCTTATTTAAATCTTCAGAGTTATCGTGCCCACACTTATGACACATATATAAATCATCCCCTCCATCTTCTAAATCCCACGACCATCCACAATTTCCACAGATTACTTTATCATCCGTAACAACTTCAATGATTCGGTCAAACTGATCCTCTGAAATAATTATTTTCATTATATACCTCTAAATTCGTTTTCACTTACATAAGTTGCTACCACCGTTCTATAGAAAGGTTTGTACCCACCGTACGTATGTTTGTTATCAGATTTTACATATCCATCATCGCTTACCACGTAATATCTAACTCGATCTTCAGACTCATAATATCCGAAATAATCCCCTTGGAAAATTTCTACACCAAGGTCGTCTAAAGTTTTTTGATAAATACTAAATTGCATGTTTCCAGGTTCTTGTTGCTCAACCTTGGAGGTTCCCAACGTTTTACTTGTAGGAGCCATAACTTTAACTAAACCTTTGAGTTCCACAGGTGCAAGAAATTGTATCCCATCTTCTAAAACTTCACCGTAAACGTTATCTGTTTTGGTTTTTCTTCTATCAATACGGTATAAGACAACAGTGAAATTCATGTCACCAATCAACCACTCCTCCCCCATACCGATATCAAGGGCATAATCTTCAGCTCCGAAGAACTTACCTAATCTTGAAATAGGGACTAAATTTTCAGGCATTTTTCAATTTTGTTAAATAGTAAAGTAAAATTCTTTATATTGATAAATACTCAGAATAGAAGTATATTTAACTGAAACATTTTCTTATAAATGGATATAAGTTTAGAATCCAAAGCATTGACCTTGTTGGAAACTTATGAGGGGGGTAACAATTTTATTTTAGAGTTGAAACGAAAGTCACAAATAAATAAAAAGTTTTACCCCACAAGAAGTCAATCGGAATATATAATTAACAATCACGACAAACAACCAAAAGTTGCTCGTAAGTGGGTAATATTGGATGCATACTTTGCAAACAAGTTAGCCGATGACAAATTGTATACCGAAATACCAACCAAAGTTTGGGTTGAAAAACTACTTTCGGAAAAAGAAAAAGCTTTCCATATATGGGGTAAAGTTTTCGAAAATGAGGAACTCCACGATATTTGGTTACCTAAAGCGGCGATTATCAAAGACAATACGGTAAAAGATGTTGTAATAGATTTTTCAAAATATTCCCATCGTCCACCACTCGAACATCAAAAAGAAGCTGTCCAAAAATTAGTTGAAAACAAAAAGTTTATTTTGGCTGATGACATGGGATTGGGTAAAACTACATCAACTATTATTGCGGCTTTGGAAACAGGATCAAAAAAAGTTCTGATAATTTGTCCCGCCACTCTCAAAATAAATTGGAAACGAGAAATAGAAAACTATTCTGATAGACCTGTGTATATTTCAGAAGGTAAAAACTTTAGTACTGATCATGATTTTGTGATAATAAACTATGATATAATTAAAAATTTTCATGACAATAAGAAAAAAGATGAATCGCAAATTGTTTTTGCCAATTTTGATTTG